TTTAAATCATTATTATAACTGCTTATATCCCATAATTTATTAGAAGATGAAGTATTTTGAAAAATTAATCCACCTGTACTATTAGTAGTATTCATTAAAATATTACCACCATAACTACCTACTTGTAAAGCACCATTTGAACCTGCAGTTGTACTTATGCTTACCGCATTTCCATCATCTTTTATATTACTGTTACCGATCGTAGTTGCTGAAGTAAATTTAGGAACTGTGTTTGTAGTTCCGCTTAGTGCATCCGCTTTTGCATTGATACGATTTGATAAACTAGTAGTATCGCTAATATAAGAATTCGTATCTACAGTTCCATCTGCCTTTAAAAACTGAGATGAAGTACCACCATTTTTAACGATTGTAGTCGCATTTAAAGTTCCTATAATTGTTGCAGCATTACCGCTTCCGCTTGTTTTATTAATATATAACCCTTCGCCATTTCCACCCTTTGTTATATTTAATCCAATACCTGAACCGCTTGTATGCGAAATATCAAAAGTATTACCGCTTCCGCTACTAGAAAATGAACCTTTTGAACCATTAACTACATCAGCAGTTAAATCATAAATTCCTAAATTAACATTTTGATTTGCTCCTGTGTAAGGCACAAAACCTGATACATCAATAGTATAATTTGGAATATTTAAAACATTTGAATTAAATGTAGCTAAACCACTATTGCCTATTGTAGTTAATGTTATAATTCCTTGCTTAGTATTTATTCTATTACTTAAACTAACTGTATCACTAGGATTTAATTTTGAATTGATAGCAGTTTGATAACCGCTTAACATAGATGCCGTATCACTATATTTTACTCTTAAATCAATCCTATTAGATAAAGAACTTGTATCTGCTTTCCTAAGGTAAGGACTAAACATTGCTGCAGTGTCGCTTATATTTAGTTTTAAATTTATTCTATTAGATATAGAAGTCGAATCAAAAATAGGGATAGTATAAGTACGATTCGCACTTAAATCAAAGGTTTGTGAATTAATTGTAATCGTAGTTGACTTATCCGCCTTTAAATTAATTCTATTTGATAAATTAACCGTGTCCTCAACCAATGCTAAAGTACCATCTCTTACAGGTAAAGTATAAAGCCTTGTATTACTTTGTTGTCCTAAATTAGAATAAATAAAAATACTACCTTGTGTATATGTTGTTTGTCCTTGCATCCATTGAGTATAATATGAGAAACTTTGTCTTGTTGCTCCTATACTTGTATAATCTAAAGTTTCATTTTGTATATTTTGTTGGTTTTGTATCTCTAGTAAAAAATCAGACTTTAATTTATTTGCTCTTAATCCAAAGTTTCCTAATGTAACATCGGTGGTTGCTCCAACATAAGGGACATAAGCAGTCAATGTATCTGAATACTTGGGGATATTTAAAGTAGCACCCACTAAGGTTGCAGCACCGCTTTTAAAGTTAGTAGTAAGTATTATTGAGTCTTGTTTTGCATCAATCCTTCTTGATAAACTTGCCGTATCTAGTTTGCGTAAATATGGCAAAAGCATCTGTGCCGTGTCACTATATTTAACCCTTAAATTAATTCTATTAGATAGACTTAAAGTATCTATATATTTCATATAAGGCGCAAGCATTGCTGCAGTATCTGAAATATTTAATTTGCCGTTAATTCTATTTGAAATATTACTACTATCTAAGTTTGCTTTGATCCATTGATAACCGCTATATACATAAAGTCCGCTATCAGTTACATTATACCTAATTTGACCGGCATCTCTACCGCCTGTTATATTTCTTAACGCATTGATATTCAACGGAATAGTTAAAACACTATCTGTTAAAAATCTTTTAACTGGTCCATATCCTGCCTGTGGCATAGCTTGGTAAACCTGCGCTTTTAGTCCAAAAGATAAAAGTATTAATAAAATTATAATGTAGGCACGTTGCATCCAGTAAATTCGTTTTGGGTTGAAATATTAATTGTTAACTCTACTCCTGCTAAATAATCTTCGTACTTATCCGATATCGCATTAAAAGAAACGTTGTCATCTATTGCATAATTCTTTCTGCCTGTTCTTATTAAACTTAAAATATCAGAAGCAGTTTGTACTTGATCGCTTATGACATCATCCTCAAACTCTGCCTCTTTACCGCTTTTATCTAAAAAGAAAAATTGAACACTATATATCTGTTCCCTGCCTATGTTTAAACTTCCTGAATTAACAGAAAAACAAGCTATCGGATAAACTGGCTGCTCATCTCTTAGCAACCACTCTTTCGGTGTTGCGTGTTTTACTGTCTTTATCATTGCGTGGCTTTGAAGCAGACTTGTTATTGTTGTTATTAACTGGTTGTAAGTCATAGAATAAAACTCTTTGAATTAATGCTTTTTTATAAGCCATAAATTATCTGATTGTGAATGAAAATAATTCTCCTGCTTGTGTTACATCTCCAGTAGGTAGCGTAATTACATTACCAACAATTTGTAAGTACATAGGATTTGCAGTAGGTAAGTTAGTTATACCTTTAACAAATCCTGATCTTACTGCAATTAATACTACTTTATTAACTAATCCACCAACTGAGAAACTACTGTCTCCTGCTGCCGGTGTATGGTAAATAGTCGTTGCACCTCCGCTTGTTGCATTATTAGAAAATACCCTAACTCCATCATTTACATTACCTAAATAAATAGGACTTGTATATGCTTTTAGTTCAGGGAATATCACATCCAATCCGCTGCCGGGATTAAAGTATTCAGAGAATAACAAATAGTTCTCTCTTAAATAATTAATTAATCTTTGCTTGTAAAATTCTGCAGTCTTTTTATATTCATTACCAATTAACTCTAAATCTGCTCTGCTCGGTGTATTACTTTCCTCACTTGTCTTTTGTAAAATACCCTTACTAAAAAATTGATAACCTAATCCAAAGGGTAGTAAACTCATAGTATACCAACACAGACAATCCGTAATAAAATTATCTAATAAACTCTTTTCTAAATTAGATAGGTTTGCTGCTTCAATGCCTGATTGTAAACGTAAATATAAAGTTGATCCTAAAGCAGGTTGCAAATAAAGGTCTTGTGCTACTTTAATATGTGGTTTTAATTGTTTACCATCAATCGCATCACTTATTCCAGTTCTACTTTTGATTAAATTTTCAGATATAAATAATATATTTGCGCTCATTTATTTTTTCTTTTGAATTATTAAAGCCTTCCATTCGTGCCTACATTGTGTCTCAATAATACCATCATTATTCCAAAATCCACCAACTCTGTCAAATACTGAATAACCTAATGCAGCACTCATTTGTTCTATTCTTGCTCTTGACCATAATTTAGTAACTGCAAGTTCCATCATTTTAACACAGAACTTTCTTGATGGATGTGCAGGTGTATTTCTTTCTGAACTTGGAATTATGCTTCTCCAAGCATAAGTATATGCAATAGATAATAAGTTTTTAGGCTTAGGCGCATCTGCTTCAACATTTGTTCTTACTCTTTCAATAACTTTATCTTGACCTACCTTAACTTCTTTAACATCTAATATTTTATTGTCAACTAAACTTTGCAAGGCTGCCTCTACAACTGCTTTATCTTGCTTTAAAACCTCTGCAAGTCCTTCGCTACTGATTCTCTTATCCTTCTTAATATAACCCAAAATATCGGCTTCTAATTGGCTTAGCTGCTTAACCTCTGCAAAGTAATTAAACTCTCTTGCAGATTTCTCACTTAATACCTCATAATCATCTAAATTATCGCTGAACTCAGCAAACATTTTTAAAAGTTCTGTTTCTCTTTCTTCTTCTGAAAATTGCTCAGTATCTAAACCTAAGAAAGTATTAACATCGCTATCTGTAAAAGCAAATCCATTCTTTAACATTAATGCAGCTTGTTCCTTTGAAAGTTTACCATTAGTAAACTGTCTAACAATCCTCATAACGTTTTGGTACTGTCTGCCGGTAAGATTCTTAATAGAATCATTTGAAGCAGCAATAGGTTGTTCTGTTACATTTATACTTGGATTTGTAACAACTTCAGATGCTAATCCTAACTTCTCCCTGATCTCCTCTCTTGTCATATTAGCAGCCATTACACCCTCACTAAATTCAAAACTTAATGGCTCAACTGGTATTAATTCATAATCTCCCTTTATACCTACATATTCAAATAACTGATTAAATACTTCCTCAATCGCTTGTTGCCTTTCGTTAACATACGTATTTGCAAATATTTTATACGCATC